AGCAATACCTTTGATGATCGTTACTATCATCCCCACTGCTGCTGGTATCAGTTGGGGGAGGAGTTTTCCAATCCCCGCCACCAGCGCCAGCACCACCTCCGTACCCGACTTTACTATCTCAGGCAGTGCGTCCACCAATCCATTGACCAACTGCATGATCAGGTCCGGCGCCGCTTCCAGCAGCATTGTCGCCATATCGCCTATCCCCTCAACCAGGGTCCGGATGATCTCTGTTGCTGCCGGAATCAGCGTTGGCATCGCCGAAAGCAGGGCGCTTACGAGCCCCTGAACCAGTCCTAATCCCATTTCGATCATGCCTGGCGCCTTGCTGCCGATGTCCGCAAACACCCCACCTAAAAACCCGCCCAACTGGGGTGCTATGCTGGCTAAATCCCCATTGCTTCCGCTCATGATTCCCACCAGCTCTCCCATCCAGCCTTTTGCCATTCCAGTGATCCCGCTGAAAGTGGGCATCAGGGTTGCCGAGAAAGTACCCATCAATCCCTGGACGCTGCCTTTAAGCCCGGCTATTTCGTCTCCCCAGGCTTCAAGCCCCAGCACAGCTTCCTCAGACATGACCGCGCCATTTTTGTGGGCTTCTTCGGTAAGGGCTGCCAACTCCTCTTTGCTTGCCCCTATTAGAGGCATTAGTTCCTGGTACGACTTACCAAAAAGGTTTTGCGCCGTGATCTCCCGATCGGTAGCATTCTCCATCTGCCCCAGGGCTTGGATCGCCTCAAAATACACATCGCGGGAATCCCTCAGTTGGCCATTGACATCAACGACGCTCACCCCCAACTTCGCCATGTCCTCTGCCTGCTGCCCGGTTCCGCTTATGGCTCCTTCAATCGCATTCGTGAACCTTCCCAAACTGCTGGTGATGGTATCAATCCCAACCCCCACCTGGTCGCCAACATACTGCAGCTCTTGCAGAGTGGTCAATGAGAGCCCGGTTTTCAAGCTCATATCCACTAGTTCGCCGGCTGCTTCCGAACTTTTCATTGCGATAGCGGTCAGCCCGCCAACAGCGCCGACTGCCGCTGCACCGACGCCGGCAATCACCTTCCCTACACCTGCGAGAGCGGACCCAACCCCTTTACCAAGGTCTTTCAGCTGCTCACCAAAGCTCTTGACGTCTTTCTCGGACTTCTTGCTCTCATCTCCGGTCTTCTTGGTCTCGTCCCCAACTTCTTTCAGTTTGTCAGGAATGTCGGTAAGCTCCTTCTCAAACTTCCCTAACGTCGCGGTCGCTTTGTAGTAATCTGCTTCGAGCTTTGTAGCTTCAATCGAATCTTTTCCTTTTGCTGCTGCTACCTTGTCATACTCATCTTTTAGAGTTTGAACCTTTCTGGTTTGGACTTCAATGGACTTGGTCAGCATTTCTTGACGTTGTTCCAGGCCGATAGAGCTTTTTTCCCAGTCCTCTAGAGAAGCTGTTCCTGATTTGAATTGGTTTTCCAAACTTCTCAGTTCTTGCCCAGCTTTTGCGAGTTCTTTCACGAAGTCGCTGGCATTTAATTTGAGTTCGCCTGATGCGGAGTTTCCCATTTACCCTTCTATCTTTGCTCGGACATTCCGATCAAACCTAAGGATCTGAGCTTTTCAAAGACAATCAAAAACATTTCATCTTTGTCTTCAACCATCGTGGTTCTGACATATGATTTAGCTTTCTGAGTTCGGGAGCCATATTCCAGAACATTCCCGTATCTTGCAGTATCCGCGTCTACTTTGTATCGACCGGTTCTCATCAAACCGATTTCGATTGAAAACTGCCCGTCTGCTTTTTTTACTGTATCGATATGAATGCTTTTCTCCAGATTCCAAGTATCTTTTCTTACCCGACGCTTCATCCCTTGTTGGGCGATTTTTGCGCCCTCTTTGATTGCGATCGCAAGGTTTGTGTCGATTTCTTTGGCTTCCATTTCCATCGCTTCGACCATTTCTGTTAAACTTGACATGTTGAATTCAATATGCATTTTTAAACCTCACCAGTCAACATCTTCCGCAAATACCTGTTTCGGGGCAGTTTTCTGGGCCACATGCCTTATAAAATCAAACAAGCTGACCGCGTCAGTGCGGTCGATTTCAGCCAGGGACCATCCGAAGCTTTTGACCAGGGTCAACTGGATTTCCATCAGCGCTTCCAGGTTGTCATAGGTCTCGGTTTCCGCCTCCGGGTCTATTCCTTCGGCGGAATGGAATTTGGGCTCTTGATCTTGCTCACGATCCGCGCGATGATTGTCATCACTTCGCCCATTTCCGCGCCATCCATGAGCTCTTCCCGGGTGAATTTGTTTCCAAAAAACGCAACAACAAAGTCGGCCAGACTATCTATGACCGCCGGATCCGCGTTTTCGGGATCTTCCAGTTCTTTGGCCCACTGCTGCAGTTTGAATGCTTCTTTCAGAAAGCGAAACGGGATGAAGCTTTGCCGGTATACCGCCTTTTCCTCGTTATCCGCGTCGTAAAGTTTCAATTCGATTGAGAATCTTTCCATGTAGGTCCTTTTAGTTTCTTTTCTGGCGGAAGCCGGGGGGATCCCGCCAGTTTATTCAACTTGAAATGCCTATACGGGCTGAACCGGTACCGGCACCGCGGTAAACCAGCCCGCTATCAATGATGCCGAAGCGGTCACGTCTTCATCCGCCTTAACAACTTTGACAGTTTCTGTCTTCCCGATAGCGGTTGTGAACGCAAAAATTGTGTTCAAACCGGTAAAGGTCAGTTTGGCATTCTTGGGCGCGGGGGTGTTTTCCAGCGTCGCATATTCCTCATCAGCCAGGGCGAATTTGCCTTTCAGGTAACATACATAGCGATATTTACCGTTCGACTTTTTCGAACGGAACAGCAGTGCATATTCTGGCGGTTCACCGCCGCTGCCCTCGATCAACATGCCGTTAGTGGCGTTATAGGTCTTGCCGGTCAAAAGTGCCGCTGTTACCAACGGAACGTTGGTAACTTCGATCTCAACCGATCTTTCACCCTCAGCGCTTGAACTGTCAAAAACGCCGTCGTCCGCGTATTGAGTGTTCGAATTCCGGGTGGTGCTCGTCTTTGCGGTTGCAACGGGTGCCAGGTAGACCGGGGCAGACGCTGTGTAGCCGGTTGCGTCGTCTTTTGTCACTGGCGCGTAATGCAGTTTATCAAGCCCAATTTGACTTTTATATTCTCCTTGCACAATAGTCATTTCTTACTCCTTCTCTTCCAAATAGAGGAAATCTATGCTATGGCCATAATGGCCAGCCTCTTCCGTGTCCATGTCGCGCTCGGCCTGGAACAAAAAGCCGGCTGCCAACATGGCTGCCTCCACATCCGGGAAGCTTTCAAATCCATCAATCGACCACAAATTGAGCTGCACCAGGTGACTGCGTGAGATCTCACGATCATCCACGTGCGCTTCTGGGGCGGCGGCAATTTCTTGAAACGTGATATATTGGGCTGGAATAGCCTCTTTGGTCTGAGTTACCAGCACATCTATCTCTACTGGCACTCCCAGCTCGCTCAGTGCGTCTCGAACCCTTGCCCAGATCGTGGTCATTGTTCAATACCTCCGGCTTTCATCAACCAGCTCCAATCATCGTCACCTTCAGCTCCTGGTATTCATTCTTCTCCTTGACGTTGTCAATGGAGCGGATCTCCCAGGTATTACCGCGATAGATCACCTTCCAGGTCTCGTCGAGATCAGGCTGATACCGGATTAACAGCGTTGCGGTCTTTCTGGCTCCGGTGGCATCCGCCAGCCAGAGTTCCTGTCCGTGCGCGTTGGTCCACTTGCACCAGGTTGAGATCTGCCTGCCAGCAACGATGTGGTTAAATCCGCCGGCGTCTTTTTCAAGTTTGCGCTCTTCCAGGATTATTTTTGTTCGCAGCTCTCCCGGGTTGGTTATGTTGTCACCAATCTTCATGTGCTCAGCTCCAGCAGTTCATTCAAGCGGACTGCCTCTGCTTTAAGCTGCAGCAATACCGCGTTCAGACCAAAACTGAGCACCGATTCTGATCCCAGCTGTGCCGGGTTTTCGTGCCATTGAACTAAAAGCATCCTGGCCGCTGCCTTGGCAGTCGGGTTGATCACCTCATCCTCGGTCCACTTCCACCCGGTCGCGTTTTCAATATACGCATCCACCTGCGGCAACAGATCCAGCATGTTCTGATCATCAATCTCGCAACGCAAAACAGTAGCTGCCTCGGTAGGGGTCAGGATGTTTGTCATTACTTCACCTCAGCCTTTTTGGCCGCTTTCTTCTGGCCAGACT